TCGGGCGTGGATTGCAGCAGCGAGAGGCGGCTGTATTTCTGGCTGGAACCGACGCGATGCGCGGAAAGTTTGATCTGGTCAAGCGTCTGGTCGTATTGCACCAACGCGCCGCCTTCCGCGATTGACTGGCCGACGGTCGGCGCGGTATGGCGGGGGAGAACAATCGGGGAACCGAGCAAACCGCTCAAAATCGTCATGCCGGCGCGGGACAGCGCGGGGAGATTGCGGAGCAGTTCGATGGTCGGGAACTCGTAGGACGGCGCAATGAGCGCACCGGCGGAGGCGAAATCGCCAGCCAGCGCATCGCGGCCAAGGCGTTTAACCGGGGTGTTGCGGTTGACGCCGGACGGCATATTCCACGGAAGCTGCACGCCGTCGGCGAGGCTGGCCGCACCGCCGGGGAACTCGTCGGCAACCTTCCGCAATTCGCGGTCGGCTTCAAATTCAGCACCGTCCACCGGCATGAAACAGCGGGTTTGGCCGCTGGTTTTTTCCGCCGCCTTCATGGCCGAGCGGATGATGTTGCCAAGCGAGCAGCGGGACGCGAGCGACTTGTCGAGGTTCGCGGCCTCGGTGGGATTCTTCGCCGGGCGGCTGGCGCGGATGATTTCGTCGGCCTTGCGGGTGAACTCCATCCGCACTTCGCTGTCATTCATGTCAGCGCCAGCGGTGATGGCTTCCTGCTCAAAAGAGCGGATGCGTTCGCCAACCGTGGTGACTTCGCCGGGCTTGCCAACGAAATTGCTGCCGTGTTCCTTCACGAAGGCGTCGGCGCGGGCTTTGATTTCCGCATTGCGCTTGGTGATTTTGCCGGCGGCTTCGCCGGAGCGGGTTTTCAACTCGCCCTCAATCTTCGTGCGGAGGACGGGTTCGAGTTTCGCGGTGATTTCCGCTTCGGTGGGGGCGATGTTGGTTTCGGCCATAAAACTATTTTTGTGAGTTGTTTGCTCTGTCGTATTTTTGTTCAAGTCAACTGAACGGAACTGTTTTGCGTCAAACGGAAGGCTCCGGTCAACCGCCTCAAAGGTGGTTTTCGGCTCCACTTCGGTATGTTCGCCCAGCGTCACGTTGCTGCCGTCATACTGAAAATCCACGGCATACATTTTTCCGTCGCGGCTCCAACCGGGGCTGCTCACGATGGCCTGGTATTCGGATGCCGAATCGCTGACCAAATGAATGTCATGCGTGTAATAGTCGGAAACCACGTCGCCGTTTTCGCGCTTGGACTTGAACCGCTTGTCGCTGTCGAGTGCGCCATTTAGTTTATTGCGAAGCTCATTGTGCGAAATGCGAACCTCCTTGCCTTCCTTGGTCTTGGCGCGGAACACGCGGCCTTTGGCGTTGCGGACATCTTCGCCGTCGCCGGTTTCTTCGGCATCGTCATCCGGCGTTTCGGCGGCTTCGCAATCGTCACAGGTGAAATCATCGTTCAGCAGCGAACGCTCAAACAGTCCACCGCAACGCAGGCAGTGGCATTCATCGGCGGCACGCCCCTTGCCAACGGTCGGATCGGCAGGGACGGCGACACTGGACAATTCTTGCGGCTCGAAAGCGAAACGATGGACAATGCGCCCATCGGCCAGAGATTCCTTGCCGAGATACTCCGTCCAAGCGTAACCAAGCGAAACGTGCGGGCGGCTCCCGCCACGAACCTGCTTGTTGCGGGTTTTGGACAGCTTGCTTGCGCCGTCAAATTTTGCCACGACGCGGAGAATATGGTCGTCGGAAAGCGCCGCCTTTTCAATAGAACCAAGATGCCGGTTGTCCTTGTGTTCGTCCAAGAGCGCGGCGTGGTTATTCAGCCGGTCAAGATTGACGTGTTCTTTTTTGTGGCTCAAGACTTCAAGAAACTTTTCACCCTTCTTGGCGATTCCCAGCTTTTCATCCGCCTCGTCGGCGCGGCGCTGGACGGGGTATTCGGACGACGCCGCGAACTGCACCGTGCTGTCGTCGGAAAAATCCTTGGCGGCAACGCGCACGAAGCGGAAAAGCGGGTTTGACTTGCGGAGTGTGTTGACAGCCGGCGTCACAACCGGCTTTTCTTCGTTTTCAGGTTTTGCCATACAAGTCTTGTTCAAAGTCAAAAGCGGCTACGACGCGGCGGTTCAGCCTCGAAACTAAAAGTTCGTTACCTCACCGCCGCGCCGCGCCAAAATCAGGCCATGTAGTTTCTGTCCACAAGAACAAAATCGTATTCCAGACCGCCCTGAACTGCGCCGCCAGACCAAATTTTAAGCGGTATGCCAGGCCATGTCGGATTTGGTTTCAATATGCAATTCAGTCCCTTCCGCATAGATGGCTTTTGCGCGTCCGGGATGTCGCCAGCCAGAAACTTACATTGAGGAACCATTTGCTTTGGCGACTGACCGGCAATCAACTCAAAGTCGTCAATGATTTTTTCAAAACGGCAATCCACTGCAATCTGCGGAGCGAGCGTCGTAAAAATAAGTTTTGCCCCGCCGGAATTATCATCGCCCTTCAACATGGCCTGATAGTCCGCCGTGTTGTCGGCGTGTTCTTGAAACGGGTTGCTCATTAGTGATGGCCGTTTTCCGACATGGCTATCAGCGCCCTGGTGGTGTCGTCAATCGTTCCGCGCAGCCGGTTGCGCGAGCGCGGCGACTGGACTTTGGACTTGGATGGAACCTTGGCCGCGCCGCCTTCTTTGCCGGCGGCCGGCTCCGGCAATTCTGATCCCGGCGCATTTGAACCTTCGTGGTTGATGTTCGGCTCCGTGGCAATCTCCTCGTCGGGGTCGGGCAATCCGGCCTCGACAAATTCCTTCCGTTCCTGCGCCAACTGTTTCACCAGCTTGTCCACCTTCATGCCATTTGGGAGCGCGTCCTGCACGCCCTGCCGGGTCATGTGCTTGGCTTCATTCAGGAGAATCAACGCCTGCGCCTGCACCAGCGGGTTCACAAATTCCGCCTGCTGCCCCTTGAAGTTCGCGCCGTCAACGTATTCTTCAAGCCGCAAAAGCGAAATCGCCACGCCTTGCTTGTCGAAATAGCCTTTCAAGATGGCCGATTGCAGCCAGTTCCGAAAGAGTGTCCGCAAATCTTCCGCCAATGACTTCTGCCGCACCCGCACGTTTCTTTGGAACGCCTGCTGACTCATCAGTCCGGCGATGAATCCAAGGCTTTGATAATCGCCGGAAAGCTGCTGATAAGACCCAAATGTGCCAACGGAAATGTCGCGCAAGTTATCGTTGCGAAATTCATGCGCAGCCTCGATTGGAAAACGCGGGTCGCCCTGTTTCAGCGTCATGCCCGGCGGCAACTTCTCACGGCTGGCGGGCGTAATCGTGTTGGTGGGGTTGCCGCCGCCCTGCTGCGTCTTAACAACATCCATTCCAGTGTTCCCGTTACCGCCGCCATTCAACTGCCAGTTTTCAACTAGCTCGCGCAATTCGCCCGGAAGTTCAAGTCCGGTCGGCTTCGCTTCTTCAATCCACCACGGCTTGCTGGCGCTGGCAATGCTGGACAACGTCAAACTTTTGTCGTATTGATGGATTCGCCAAAGCGGCAGAATGGTTGCGTCCAGTTCCGTCATGCCCATGTCCTGCTCTGGGCGGGAAAGCAGGTTGTTGAAATGGATTATTTTGGAGGCCGGAACCTGTTCACGATAAACTTTCTCGTTGTAAATGGTCGTCTGCCCAAAGTAATCGCCGGGATGCCGCGTCAGAATCCAATACGCCAGCGGGAAATTGTAGCGCGGGTGGTATTCCACGCTGGCGCGAATCGGATTGCCGCGCCCAAACTTGCTGTCGTCGCCGGAAACGCCGTTGAACTGCTCTTGGAGGCGATCTTCCTCAAGAAAATCCATCGCAAAACCAAACTCGTTGAACGGATATTCGGCGTGCATCCAGCCAATGACGGAACCGGGATGCGCCCGCGCCATTTCCACGACGCGCATGGCCTCCATGAATCCCATGTTTTTGCGGACGGTAAAATTTTCCTTGCGGCAGAATTTTTGCCACGCCGATTCTATGGCGCGGTTGGTGTCCTTTTCCTCCTCGAAACTTCCGTCTGGCAAAACTTTCCC